ATAATGCCTAATTGAGAAAATAAAAATTTGGAAAAGGTACTCCGAGGGCGAAAAATGGCCGCTGGTCGCCCCCGCGCGATGGTCCTCTCTCTGTGAGAAAAATTTTCCTGTTGAATGTAGAAAGACGATTTAAGAAAGGAGTACACCTATGGCGGACACAAAACCCAGAGTGAAATTTGATGCTGCGGGCAATCTACTCGTATCAAGCACTCAACTATGTGACCTCTTGCGGGTCACTCCGGAAATTATTTCTCGACATCATAAAGCAGGAATGCCTAAAGCATCTGTAGGTTGGTGGAATCTCCGGGAAGTCCTCGTATATTTAGGGCAGGCAAAAGGGGATAATGCTAAAAGCAAATCCGCATCAACTCGTAAGTTAGAAGCCGAAGCAGATTATAAAGAAGCAAAGGCTGCAAGAGAAAAGAAAATGTTAGATGTGCTAAATGGCGAATATGTCCCCCGTGCCGATGTGGCGCAGGCATGGGCTAACCGAATATTGGAATTAAAAACATCGTTTACCAAATTAGGTAAGCGTATCGGAAGTGAATTCACGGATCCTGAGGAACGTGCTCGTGTAGAAAAGGTGGTGAATGGCCTTGTCGAAGAATACCTCGAAAGCTACGCACGCACAGGCGAGTACACGCCGAAAGTCAAAGCCACGGGAAAAGGTAAGTCCAAAGGTTGACTGGTTCCCTGAGGAACTGGAAGCATTCAAGCCACCTGAAAGATACACCGTTTCGGAATGGGCGGATAGGTACAGGGTACTGACTAATATATCTGCTGAACCTGGACGATGGCATACAGCGCGGACACCTTATCTCAAGGAGCCTATGGACAAATTCACAGACCCTCTCATTGAAAGCATCTCGTTATGTTTCGGATCGCAGATTGGTAAGACGGAAACTGAGCTTAATATGATTGGATATGCGTTACATCAAACCGTATCTCCAACCATGATGGTTTATCCGACGGATACTATCGCGAAATTCGCTAGTGATAAACGTGTACAGCCAATGATTAGGAGCGTAGAGCCGCTTGCGGATATGTATGACGAAAGCAGTAAGCTACTAGAGTTAGACTTCGTTAACGGGAATTACATGGTGCTCGTAGGAGCGAACTCACCAAGTAGCTTGTCAAGTCGGTCAATTAAGTACTTATTCTTCGATGAAATTGATAAGTACCCAGCTTTCTCCGGTAAGGAAGCGAATCCGATTAAGCTGGCTGAGGAACGTACCAAGACATTCGTTGATAAGAAGATTGTAAGGGTGTCAACTCCTACGATTGAAAGTGGCAATATTTGGCAATCCTATATGGGCGCAAATGAACGTAAGCAGTATTACGTGCCATGTCCGCATTGCGGGGTGTCGCAGACCCTCAAATTCAAACAGATAAAATGGCCGGAAGAACACCATGGCAATGCGGATATGATACGTGATACCGCATATTATGAGTGCGAACATTGTAAGCACCGTATTGATGATAAGCATAAGATGGATATGCTCCGGCAAGGTGAATGGCGGGCGGTGAATGAATCGCAAGTTCGAGTCGTCCGGTCGGTCGCCTATCAGCTATCATCTCTATATTCTCCATGGGTCACCTTCGGGGATGTAGCGTATGAGTTTGTCAAATCAAAAGATACGCCAAGTGAGTTAATGAACTTCATCAATTCGTGGCTAGCAGAGCCGTGGAAATCTGCGAAAACTAAAAGCACGCAGAACCTCGTGCTTACGCAATCGGAAGTTCCTCGAGGTATTGTGCCACAGCATGCGCCACTACTTATCGCATCTGTTGATGTGCAGCAAGATCACTTCTGGTGGGAGGTTAGAGCCTACGCTCATGGTGTATCAAGTTACTTAGTCGATTATGGTCAAGCAAGTAGTTGGGCAGACTTAACCGAGATACTCATCGATAGAGAATATCCATCAGAGTATGGTGAGGCCCGTAAGATTGTGAGGGCCGGTATTGATAGTGGCTACCGAACAGATGAAGTATATCAGTACTGTGCGCAGTATCCAGAAGTATGCGTGCCAGTTAAAGGTGATTCTTCGCACAGTCCTCTAGCGCCGCCTTATAAGATGAGCAGCATCGAGAAGGGCGTCATCGGAGGCATGAAGCTGTACGTAGTGAATACCGATTACTGGAAGGACTTTATATTTGCACGTATGGTACGTCCGGCTAATGAGCCTGGCACAATCCATTTATTTAAGGATTGCCCGGAGGAATATTCGGAACATCTCCGGTCGGAGGAAAAGCAAGAAATCCGAAATGTAAAGACCGGAGCAGTTACAGTGCAATGGAAACCATTAACCAGTCATCCAACAAATCACTTGTTGGATACGTGTGTATACAACGCCATGGTGGCGGACTCGGTAGGTGTTAAATACTTACCCGAATATCTGGATACCGATGAGGAGGACGAAGATACGGATGATGAAGACTTTAATGCAGATAGCCGAGGTTGGTTTAGCTAAGAAGGAGGTGAGACCATGAGCGCAAGAGAAGACTTGGAGCGTATTCGAACGATAATCGAGGAAATTGAGACGAACGGATACGCTGAGATGTCTGTAGGTGGTAAGCGATTTAAGACGCATGACCTGCCGACATTATATGCTCGTGAACGTGAGTTAATGGCTCGCGTTGATGATGAGGAATGTAATAGCACGACATCCTACGTGTCATGGGAGCGACGATGAACATACTTGATAAGGTAATAGCTTATTTCAATCCAGAACGAGCTGCCCGGAGAGCATATTTCCGCAGTTCGCTTGAACGTGGATATGATGCGGCGTCAACAGACCGATTGAGTGGCGACTGGATGCCAGTATTTGGTACAGCTGAACAGGTAGCATCAGGCCAACGTGATTTGATCCGAGGTCGTGCACGTGCAGCAGAACTTAATAGTGATCTCGCTGAAAGTGTTGTATTGGCATTACTACGGAACGTAGTAGGTACAGGAATAAAGCCACAGTGCAAAATCAAGACCCGCGCAGGAAAGCTAAATGAAAGACTCAACAAGAAAATTGAGGAGGCCTGGGCTGATTGGGTGGATAAAGAGAATGCGGATATCAGAGGGATATCTACATTCTACGAATTGCAGGAAATGGCTCTGCGCCGAATGGTATACGATGGGGAAATCTTAGTTAACATGACCTCCGAAGGCGCAGATATACCACTATCATTACAGCTTATTGAGGGTGAGAATATCGGAGCCGTATCGGTAAGCGAGAATGGCAACAGTATTGTTAATGGCGTGGAAGTCAATAAATACGGAAGACCAATAGCATATCACGTATTCCAAACAGACCCATTAGGAATACGGTCGTTTAACGAGGCAAGGCTGCCAAGTAATAGGGCTTTTCTATTACATAAGCCTCGCAGACCTAGTGAACTGCGCGGGGTTAGTATGTTAGCCCTCGTATTAAAGCGTATTCATGACGTAGATGAATACATGGATGCCGACCTTATAGCGGCTCGTGTAGCCGCATGTTTCGGCGCGTTCGTAACAAGTAATACTGGGGGTAACCCGATGGTTGCAAGTAAGATTGACAGTAAAGGCAAAAAAGTCCGCTCGATGGCACCAGGGATTATCCAGCATCTACGTGCCGGTGAATCTATTTCGTTTGCGGAGCCTAAGCGAAATGCAGGAACCGCATCAGAATACTCAGCGACACAAACAAGACGCATAGCGTCAGGTATGGGTCTAAGCGCGGACATAGTGACGCGCAATATTAGTGGTAACTTCTCCGCAGCTCGGCAGAATATGCTGGAGGACCAGCAATCATTCAAGCAGATGCAGCGTTTTATAATTGAGCATTTTTGTATGCCGGTATGGCGGGCTTTCATTGAAGCGTGCTACCTGAAGGGAATTATCCCGGCCAATGACTATGCAGCGAACCCAAAACTTTATAAAAAAGTAGCGTGGTTAGCTCCAGGCTGGTCTTGGATTGACCCTGTTAAGGAAGTTAATGCTAACAAGGAAGCGATTAAGGCAGGACTCACAACGCTCGAGGATGTATGTAGTGCATCAGGTAAGGACTGGGAAGAAGTATTAGAACAGCGGAAGCTGGAACAAGACCGCATTAAGGAATTGGGTGTTGCCCTTGATATGAATGGGGACATAACGAATCTAGCGGATGATAACGCCACTGATATGAAAGGAGATGATAGCTAGTGGGGAAATTTGCAAAGAATCAGCTCTTAGGTAAATATGCCCGAGAGGCGCAAATTACAAACATCGAGGCGAATGATGACCGTACCGTCGAATTGTCCTTTTCCTCTGAAGAACCATATGAAAGATGGTTCGGAACAGAGATATTGTGTCATGACGAAGGATGCGTTAACCTAGACCGATTTAATAACGGTTTAGGAACATTACTATTCAATCACAATCGCAGTGCAGTTGTTGGTCACATCGATAAAGTGTGGATTGAAGATAATCGCGGCAAGGCGATTGTTCGATTCGATGAAGATGATGAATCTGAAAAGATTTATCAAAAAGTGTTAAAAGGCACGTTACAAGGTGTGAGTGTCGGATATGACATAAGTCGATATGAGGAATTAATCGATTCCGATTCTAAAAGCTCCAATGGTCGTTTTACCGGCCCAGGATATGTAATTACAGGCTGGGAACCATTGGAAATTAGTATTGTGTCCGTCCCTGCAGATCCAAGTGTAGGGGTAGGTAGAAGTGTAGATGATAATGAGGAGGAACCTATGAAAGGTGATGCAAAAGCAAAAGGCACTGAGCAAAACGTGCCACAAGTAGTACCGGAAGTACCAGAGTCCGGAGTTAAAGGTTTTAATGCGGATGACGCTAAAAAATTGATTGCGGCAGAACGTGAACGTGTATCCACAATCACTAGCCTGTGCCGTGATTTCGAAGTTGACGGTGTAGATGAATTCATCAAATCCGGCAAATCTGTTGCCGAAGTTCGTGAGGCAGTAATGGATGCGTTGCGTGAACGCAATAAACCAGTATCCGTTAAAGTTGGTGAAGCAGATTCTGATAAGTTCCGCATGGCTATGCAAGATGCTTTGATGATGTCTGCAGGCATCCCTGTTGCGAACCCTGCACCAGGCGCAAATGAACTTCGTTCTATGTCCTTGATGGAATTAGCTCGTGAGTCTTTGGTTCGTGAAGGCTTAACCGCTAACTATGCTGACCGATTGGAATTGGCACGTGAAGCAATTAACTCCACATCCACATTCCCAATTGCTTTGTCTAACGTAGCAAATAAGTCCTTGGTACAAGGCTATGAAACTGCACCGGCTACATTCGATGCATGGACCGGCAAAGGTAGTAACCGTGATTTCAAACCGGCAAAACGTATTTTACTTTCTGAAACAGCTGAATTGAAACTCGTTCCTGAAGGTGGACAATTCAAGGATTCTAAGTTGGAAGAAGCTGGTAACGACGTTCGTGTATTAACATACGGTCGTACATTCAGCTTAACACGACAAGCTATCATCAATGATGATTTGGGTGTGTTCAAAGATATCGCTTCCAAATTTGGTCGTTCTGCAAAGGATACCATCAACAGCATGGTGTACGGGTTGCTAACAGGTAATACCGTATTGAGTGACGGTAAAGCACTATTCGGTACTGACAGAGGCAACTTGGCGGCTACTGGTGCTGAATTAAGTGTTGCATCCTTATCTGCGGGTGTAGCAGCAATGCGCCGTCAAAAGCATATTGGCGAAAATCGCAATTTGAACATCGCACCTACATATTTGATTATTCCGCCAGAACTCGAAGCATTGGCTTACGAATTGGTTAAATCCACAGTGGACCCAGCTCGTAGCAATGGTACAGTTAACCCATTCGGCGGTCGATTCACTATTGTAGTTGATGCGGCATTAACAGATCCACACGCATGGTATTTAGCAGCTCGTCCTACAGATGTTCAAACTATCGAAGTAACGTACTTGAACGGTGTTGAAACACCTCGATTGGAAACACAAACAGGCTTTAAAGTTGACGGCATCGAGTACAAAGTAGCAATGGATTGCAACGCAACAGCGCTCGATTTCCGTGGCTTGTACAAAAACCCTGGTAAATAATTAGTAATTGATTTAGGAGGTAACTAGATATGGCACAATTCATTCAAGAATTAGATCGTATTGATTTTAAAAATACAGCATCCGATATGATTGCCGTAGGGGACATTGTCCCTGTCGGCAAAATGCACGGCGTGGCAATAACTGATATTGCGCCTGGTGCAATCGGTGCGGTTAAGGTCACAGGATGTTTTACAGTTGATGCAGTTGTGACAGATGCATTTGCAGTAGGTGATGTTGTGTATTTTGATAAGACGCAAAAGCGTGCAACTAAAACAGACACAAATCCAGTATTGGGCATTGCCATTTCTGCAAAATCTGCAAGCGCTAAGACCGTTGATGTAGCTCTTTGGCCTAATGTAGAAAAGTAATGTA